CAGGTGGTTTAACTGGTTTCCAAGGAAGTACTGGTCCACAAGGTGGTCCTGGTTCAGGTGGTTTAACTGGTTTCCAAGGAAGTACTGGTCCACAAGGTGGTCCTGGTTCAGGTGGTTTAACTGGTTTCCAAGGTGCCACTGGTGGTAATGGTCCTGGTGGTGGTCCTGGTTTCCAAGGTGCCACAGGTGGTCCTGGTTCAGGTGGTTTCCAAGGTTCTCAAGGTGGTCCTGGTCCAGGTGGTTTCCAAGGCCCTCAAGGTTTCCGCGGTGCAACTGGTTCTAACGGTCCTACTGGATTCCAAGGAAGTACTGGTCCTGCTGGTGGTCCTGGTGGTCCTGGTCCTGCTGGTGGGCCTGGTCCTGCTGGTGGTCCTGGTCCTACTGGTCCTCAGGGTCCGGCTGGTCCTAGTGGTGCTCCTGGTGCAGGATTTACTTGTGTGGGTGCCCCGGCAATCGCATCATTTGTTGGATTCTATAACGGAGTTCCAGATGATACTAACTATGTTGCATACGGTTGGATTGAACTGATATGTCAAAACGGTCCTACTCTATATGTACCTGCATGGGAAAATGCATCCGATATGAGACTTAAGAAAAATATCCAACAAATCGGAATATCAACTGGTGGAATAAACATTTACGAATTTGAATATGTAGATCAAGTTGGAATGGAAGGTAGATATCAAGGTGTTATGGCACAAGAGTTAATCGGAACCGCATTTGAAAATGCTGTGATAACGAAAGGTGAATACTACGCCGTTGACTATTCTAAGATTGATGTAGAATTCAAAAAGATATCCTAACCGATGAAAAAGGTATTTAGGTTTATATGGGCATTGACCAAATTCATCTTTATAGGTGATACGGTCGATGCTCATACATATAAACTAAGATTGGATAAATGTTATTCTTGTAAACATCTACTTGATAATAGGTGTGGTGTATGTGGATGTTATGTAAAGAAAAAAGCAAAATGGTCAACTGAAAGTTGTCCTAAAAACAAGTGGTAATCATGGGATGTGGATGTGGAAATAAACCGCCAGAAAAACCTAAAGGATTTATTACTCAAGCAAAGGTAATTGTTAGAAAAGCTTTGGAAGCGTCACAAAATACACAATTACAGGAAAAACCTGTAACGGTAACAAAAATAAATAAAACATAAGTTTTGAAAACTGCAAGTTCATTTATGGAAAAACCGTCTTGTATTAGTCAGCTTAAAGATTTAGCTGAGTCGCTCACAGATAGAGATGTAAATCTTAAGAAATGCATGTCTACTATAAAGAAAGTAATACATGATGAAAATTTATCATCAGATGAAATTGTTATTAAATTAAAAGATATATGTAAAACCTATGGCAAATGAACACCAAAATGGGTGGAATGAATATTCCAAACTGGTAATAGCTGAACTTGAGAGACTCAACGATGGTATCAATAAATTGAATACCGAGATACAGGATCTTAAGAGAGAAATCACAGAGCTTAAAGCTAAAGAGGATTTCTCTAAAGAGGTGTGGAGATGGAAAAAGGAGGTTGATGAAGTTGCTTCACCTACCCAGCTTAAAGAAGTGATCAAGGATGTGAATGAACTTAAGACATTCAAAACACAAGCTGTTACTGTTTGGTTAGTTGTACAAATCCTGTTTGGTATGGTTATTGCATTACTTAATTACTTCAAATAAATCTTAAAAAATATTTTTAGAAAAAGGTCTGGATTCTTTCAGACCTTTCTAGTTTTTGTTATATTTGAATAAATAATCAAATAAAAATGGACAAAGATTGGTTAAATCACGACCCTGAAGACGGTTTCAATCCAGAAGATCATGGTATTGAAATGGATGAAATCGCGAAAATGTACGCAATGGAGGATATGAAAGAATCACAACGAGAATGGGCAAGAGAACAAGCTGAAAAGTTCTATAAGGACTTTGAGGATCTTGACATTCCTATTGCGGTATCATCAATCAAGAAGTTAATTAAGAGTAAAGAAGTATCCAAAGAACAGGTTATTACTATGTTGGATAATATGATTCGTATATTCCAGGATGATGAAGAATACGAAAGATGCCATGTTTGTTTACAGATAAAAAATGGTCTATGATAGAATTTCAAGCAACAAACTTTGATGAACTGGATGAAGAAGCCAGACTTAGAGCAACCGAGGTTGCAGTAACAGTTGTTAATGCCGTATGTAAAGCAATGGAAGAAGAGGTTGATGTAGTTTCAATCGGAATAATATCCAACCTAGATTTGGATCTTACAATATCTAAAGAAAATTTCCTAGAAGCTTTAGAGTTAAACATTCAAAGGGTAGAGCAGGCAGAAGAATTTGAACTTTGCGCTAAAGCCCTTAAATACATCAAACAGCTTAAAACAGAGTGAGTAGAATGAGGGTAGTCATACTTTCAGTTTCTCACCGTATGTATTATTATTAATCTGATTAATCTCACTAGAATGAAAGTTATATTTTTAGATAATGACGGTGTAATCTGTCTTGCCAATAACTGGGGCGGCCGTTATAAAAAGCAAAAGGAATGGGGAGGAAGAAAACTCTCTATGACCACTAAGGAAATGCCGGTTAAATACCGGTTTGATAATTTTGATAAGAAAGCTATTGCTGTTCTAAATAGTATCATTGAAGAAACCGGAGCAGAAATTGTGGTATCATCTGATTGGAGACTTCATGCATCCCTAGAAGAACTCGGAGATTACTATGAAGCACAAGGTATCATTAAAAGACCTATTGCAACAACTGAGGTGTTTCATTATACCAACTGGCATGAAGATGGATTCCTACCAAGAGATGGTGATTTTCCTTGGACTAGGCAAAATGATTTAGAACAAACTAGACATTTTGAAATTCTTCGTTGGTTAAGAGATCACTCTGAAGTAACTCACTGGGTTGCTGTAGATGACCTGGATATGGGAAAGAGAACAACTGATTGGAGAGGAGAGGTTGAAAGATCATGGGGATTGGAAAACTTTGTACTTACTCCTAGCAGTAGAGAAGGAATTAAACAAAGTGGTGTGAAGGAAAAAATCTTATCATTTCTTAAACAATAACGAAACATTCAATATAAATAGAAACTGATTTTAATTTGGCAATTATGAAACTTACTGAGGCATTAAAAATGGCAGGAGCTGTTACTGAAAATGGAATGGCCACTAACACAACTTCATTGAATTACAATGTTGATTTGTTTTTCAAAGGCGGTGCAATGAGAGCAGCTGAAGAGGCTGATATTATCGCATTGGTATCAAAGGCATGGAATGAAGATCAAACCACATGTCTTCGTAACCTATTTTGGATCCGTGATGTTCGTGGTGGAGCTGGAGAACGTCGTTTCTTCCGTATTGCTATTAAGTATCTTGCTGATGTTGATCCTCAGGGCATGGCCAATGTAATTGGGTTTATTCCTGAATATGGTCGCTGGGATGATCTCCTTATCTTTGAGGGTACTTCATCTGAAGACTATGCAATGTCACTTATTGATAAAGCCCTTACTGATGGGAATGGCCTATGTGCAAAATGGATGCCACGTAAAGGTACCTTTGCTTCTAAGCTAAAAGGTTTTATGGGATTGAGTCCTAAAGGTTACCGTAAGAAGTTGGTGGAACTTACTAAGGTAGTTGAAACACAAATGTGTGCCAATGTGTGGGAGAACATTAACTATGAACATGTACCTTCTTTGGCAATGTCACGTTATGGCAAAAGCTTTAAGAAACATACACCTGAAAAATTCTCTTCTTATATTGAAAGCCTTAAGAAAGGTGAAGCTAAGATTAATGCTGCTGCAGTATATCCTTATGATATTACCAAATCTCTTAACACTAATGATGCAGCACAAGAACAGTGGAAAGCTCTTCCTAATTACCTAGAAGGTAACACTGAAAGAATCTTGCCGTTAGTCGACGTATCTGGTTCAATGAGTACTTCATGTGGAGGTAATCTTACCTGTATGGATGTCGCGATATCTTTGGGATTGTATATCAGTGAGAGAAATGAAGGCCCATTCAAGGATCATTTTATTACTTTCTCTAATAGTCCTAAACTGCAACATTTAACAGGTGATCTAAAAAGCAGATTCGACCAATTAGCTCATGCTGATTGGGGTATGAATACAAACCTACAGGCTGTTTATCAATTGATCTTGAATCAGGCCAAGAGACATTCAATTCCACAGGATGAAATGCCTACTCAAATTTTGATTCTATCAGATATGGAATTTGATCAGGCTACTGATGCAAGAGGTGGTTGGACAAGAGAAGAGAATATTTCTGTATGGAATCAAACTGCACAGGAAATGGTTCGTCAAATGTTCCAGGATGCCGGATATGAAATGCCTAATATCATCTATTGGAATATTCAATCTCGCGGTGAAAATGTTCCGGTTAGATTCGATGAACAAGGCACTGCACTCATTAGTGGATTCTCACCTTCTATTATGACATCACTTTTAGGTGGAGCAGAAATGACTCCGGTATCTATTATGATGGAAACCCTTAATAAGGAGAGATACCAACAAATTAAATATGAAACTAATTAACAGTTAGTCAATATAAATAATAAGGATAACTTCCGCAAATTTTTATACTACATACAATTATCAATAGTTCGAAAAGTTATCCTGTTTTTTGAAATTATGGATCGATACAGCAAATGTATAAACTATAAATTCAACTATGCAGAGCAGTAAATAACTTAGGTTATTACTGCAGAACCAGGGAAGCAACAGTCTGGTTTGGAATCAAAAAACGTGTGCCGTCAACTTCTCATTGTAGGTGAAGAAACATGAGACCAGCCGAAGTACAGTAGGCCGTCAAAGTAGAAGCCAAAGACGCAAAAAGAGATATAGCTGCCGAGCTGAATAATACGAACACGATCCTGTATGGGTAGCTTCTAACCGAGGCTACCCTTTTTTATGTAAAGTGAAATGCCTACAAACTGTAAAGTGAAATGCCTACAAACTGTAAAGTGAAATGCCTACAAACTGTAAAGTGCCTAAATATGTTTAGTTGTTAACAACCGGATTGTTAATAACTTTTTTCACTCCAGAGAGAAAAAAGTCTACGAAAAATTTTTTTTTCCCAATTTTTTGTATTATATTTATATAAATTAAAAAACGGAAATATGGAAAATACATTCTACAAGGAAATCGGTAAACTGAAAAACTCTGAAGATCTCGTACTAGGTAATCTTCGCCTGGTAGTCCACCTGGCCAAAAAATATCAAGGTATGGGTCTGTCCCTCGAGGATCTAATCCACGAAGGTACTATCGGCCTCTGCCAGGCTCGCGATAAATATGATCCTACTAAAGGTAAGTTCTCAACCTATGCTGCACAATGGATCAAGGCTACCATTCGTCAGGCTCTTAACAACAAAAGCCGTATGATCCGTGTACCGGCACACCGCACTCACCTTACCGAAGAAGCCCCTAAGGTAGGTCAATTGGATACTACATACCAAGGTTCATATATCCCACAGGTGGAAATCAAACATAACGAAGACCACATGGATCTAAAAATTACTGCTCTGCTTGGTAAACTAAAACCAAAGCAACAGGAAATCATCAAAATGAAATTTGGTATCGGATACGACGAGGAAATGAAAACTACCGATATCGCCAAAGAACTTGGTCTGACCGTCCAGGCCGTCAACGGTAACATTCGTAACGCTCTCAAATTAATGCAAAATGCCTGAATTAGCTGAACTTAGACTAACGGCCGATTTTATAAATAAGTCGGCCAAAGGTCTTACATTTGTAAACATTACAAAGAACCCCGTGCATAAAGGCACCGAGGTTAAAAGACCTTTTAATGAATTCTATATTGTAGCAGAATCACGTGGAAAGGAACTTATTTTAGCATTCCTAGAAAAGGGAACGGATGAAAAGAGATATCTTTTAATGACAATGGGTATGAGTGGGCATTTCAAATTTACAAATACTGCAAGTGAACCTAAACATGCTCATCTTATGTTTCATACCGATGATGGGACAACGTTATCATTTGTAGATGTAAGAAGGTTTGGTAAATGGAAGTGGACTAATTCTTGGTCTGCTAATCGTGGTCCTGATCCTACTAAAGAATTCGAAGCTTTCCGTAGAAACATTTATGATGTGGGTTTTTCTACTCCACTCTTTGAACAACCTATTCACCTAGTATTAATGAATCAAAAGTACTTTAATGGGATAGGAAATTACCTAAGAGCAGAGATTCTTTATAGAGCAAATGTACACCCAATGACTCGGGCTAGATTAGCCTTATTACGTGCACCTCAGATTTTTGATCTATGCAGAGACATTCCTCTTCAAGCATATGCTTTAGGTGGGGGTCAATTAAAAGATTGGGAAAGCCCATTTGATAGTGACCCAGAACCTTTTAGAAAATTTATGAGATGTTATGGTAATCCACAGATGTCAAGGGTACGAGATAAGAATGGTCGAATGTTTTGGTATGATCCTAAATGGGATAGTCAAGAACCTTTCTAGATAATAAAACTAAATAAGGAAAAGCCATATAAAAATAAACATAAGTATGGCTAACACAGATAATCAATGTAAAGATTTAGATGTACGAGATTACTTCGCAGAGAACGGTTATGAACACAGTAAAAATTCATTAGAAGATCTTTATTCTCTCCAGGCACAAACACAAGAAATGTATTTTAAGAAACAAGGTCGTAAACCTTTTTCTGATTTTACAATTGGTGATGTCGTGGATTTTCTTATGGTAACGAATCATGCAATTACTGATGAGTTACATGAAATGATGGATGCAGTAGGTGGAATTGAAGATGGGGTAGGTAATGCTGCATGGAAACCTTGGAAATCAACAAATGCAGAAATTCGTCAAAAGAGATTAAGTGATCTTTCCGAAGGTGATCTTAAGGAATTAAAAATGGAATGGATTGATGTAATGCATTTTGTATTTAATGCAGGATTGGCGATTGGAGTAACTCCTAAGGAGTTTTACAATTACTATCTTTCTAAGAATGAAGAAAATTGGAATCGTCAGAAAAACAATTATTAATAAGTTTCATATAAAAATAAAATGCTATTAGATATTACTCAAGAAGGTAGGACACTTCATGTTTCTTATTATAACATGAATGGTAAGACCGATTTTATGATCTATGAGTTAGGTGAACATGATATGTTTAACTGGCAGGTATGTGATCCAAATGATAAGGATGCCAGCCAAGTTACAAAAAACTGGGATGGACGTTCAGTAAAAAAGGTTAGATCTAAAATCTTAAATAAGTTCCGTCTTATTGAGTATGTTGATAATCTCCCATGGACGGATAAAAATACTATCTTTGGTTATACATTTCCTAAGACATATTTTGTCGATATTGAAGTTGAAACAACCGATGTTTTTCCTGAGCCATCTAAAGCAACAAATCCTGTTACAGCAATATGTATTGTAACACCTGAAAGACAATGTATTGTTTTAGCAACAAAGGATTTAGATAAACCAACACAGTCAAAGATTCAAAAACAGATAGATGAACACTTTAAAGATATTAATGATGAGTTTTCATTTATCTTTAAATGTTTTAAGTCCGAATATGATATGATGTATACATTCATGGATTCTTTCGTTAAAAAGTTTCCTATGATGACCGGTTGGAACTTCGTAAAATTTGACTGGGCATACATTATCAACCGTTGTAAGAAATTAGGAATTGATCCAGGTATCTCATCACCTTTAGGAAGAACCTTTGGTCAAAATGAATTCCCATGCCACGTTGGAATAATGGACTATTTAGATATCTATGCTAAGTGGGATAGGACGGTTGATATTAAAGAAGACTTTAAACTTGATACTGTAGGTGATGCTGTTGTAGGTATTAAGAAGGTTAAGTATGAAGGCACTATTCAGGATATGTATGAAAAAGATTATCCTAAATACATTTTTTATAATGTAATTGATACTGCTCTCGTGTATCTTATTCATCAAAAGATTAAGACAATGGATATCGCATTAACCATTGCTCATATGAGTCAAATAAGTATCTTTAAAGCAGCTTCACCGGTGGCAATTACTGAAGCCCTTCTCTGCCGAGAATTCTTAGGAAGAAATATGGTAATGGCCGTGGATCCTAAAGCGCCACCAACCAAAAGAGAACAATTCGAAGGAGCCTTTGTGAAAGAGCCTATAACTGGTATGCATAATGCCGTTGCATGTTTTGACTTTGCATCTCTATATCCTTCTATTATGAGGGAACTAAATGTATCACCGGAAAGTTTAATTAAGAAGGTTGATCCAGAAAAACGAGAATCTGAAAAATCACCAGAAAGAATCGTGTCCGTTACTGGCGCAGTCTATCAAACAGAAAAATCAATTCTTAAAGAAGTTCTTACTCGTCTATATTCTCAACGTAAAGAATATAAGAAAAAATCCTTTGAATTTCAACAGAAGGCATATGAGTTGGAACAGAAACATAAAAAATCTTAACCTAGTTAAGATATCATTAGAATAAATAAAAAACAATCAATCATCTATCTATCTATGCAACTTAGGTTGCATATTTAGTCAAATAAACAAAGAAGAACAAAACATGAGTAATTTATTTTCTGAACGGGTAGCTTACAAACCATTTGAATACCCAGAATATTATTTAGAAGGTTGGTTACCACAAGCACAAGCCTTTTGGCTACATACAGAAATTCCAATGCAAGGGGATGTTAAAGATTGGAATGAAAATCTTAGTTTATCTGAAAGAAACCTGGTAGGAAATATCCTCTTAGGATTTGCTCAAACTGAATGTGCTGTTAGTGATTATTGGACTGGAATGGTAACCAAATGGTTTCCTAAGCATGAAATTAAACAAATGGCAATGATGTTTGGATCACAGGAAACAATCCATGCCACTGCATATTCTTATCTAAACGAAACATTAGGACTCGAAGATTTTGAAGCATTCCTACATGAGCCTTCTATTGCTAATCGTTTTGAATTTCTTATGGAAACGACAGCCGATTGGTCACCTGAAGATCTCCAATCTAATTCACAGGCTAGGATGGAGGTTGCAAAATCTCTTGCAATATTCTCTGCTTTTGCTGAAGGCGTTTCTCTTTATAGTTCTTTTGCTGTTTTATACTCATTCCAATTAAGAAATCTATTAAAAGGAATTGGCCAACAAATGAAATGGTCGGTGCGAGATGAATCACTACATTCAAAAATGGGATGTCGTTTATTCCGTCATATGTGTGATGAGTACCCAGAATTAAAAAATGAAGTACAGCCAATGATTGAAGAAGCCGCAACACTCATGGTTGAAATGGAACATAAATATATTGATAAGATTTTTGAAAAAGGTGATTTAGAAAATCTTACGGCGCATGATCTTAAGAACTTTATATACCGCAGAGCTAATGAAAAATTAGAAGAGTTAGGATATCTTCCTATTTTTAATTATGATAGCGAAAGTGCCGATAAATTAGATTGGTTCTATCATTTAACCGGAGGACATACACATACTGACTTTTTTGCAATTAGACCTACTGATTATGCAAAGGCAAGTGAAGGTGATGATTGGGAAAACATTTGGTAATTTTAATAATTTATGACAGAAGTAGAAAAAATAGCTCAAGAGCTTAATTGGGAAAAAGGTACAGACTATCCAGATTGGGGTCATACCGAAGTTTATTTAAAGACAATATCAAAAGGATACTGCTTAGCACATGAGACACCTCGTGATGCATATTGGAGAGTTTCAACTGTGGTGGCAAATCGCCTAAAGAGACCAGATCTTGCAAAGAAATTTTTTGATTATGTATGGAAAGGGTGGCTTAATCTTGCCACACCAGTGTTAAGTAATACTGGTACTGAACGAGGTCTTCCTATTAGTTGTTTTGGTATTGATGTTGGAGATTCAATTCAAGAAATTGGACAGAAGAATCTTGAATTAATGTTATTGGCTAAACATGGTGGTGGGGTTGGAATTTGCCATAATCAGATTCGTCCTGCAGGTTCTCCTATTACGGATAATGGAACTAGTGACGGGGTTGTACCATTCATTAAAATTAATGATTCAACTATTCTTGCAACAAACCAAGGTGCTGTTAGGCGTGGTGCATCAAGTACAAATGTTAATATTGAACATGGTGACTTTTGGGAATGGCTAGAAATTAGAGAACCTAAAGGCGATATTAATCGTCAATGTTTAAATATGAATCAGTGTGTTGTTGTCAGTGACAAGTTTATGAGAAAGGTTGAGGAAGGTGATTCTGAAGCCCGTCGTAGATATGCGGCCGTACTTCAAAAGAGAAGACAAACTGGTCAACCTTACATAATGTATCGTGGTAATGTCAATAAACAAAACCCAGATTCATATAAGAGAAACGGTCTTAAAGTATTTATGACAAATATTTGTTCAGAGATTACTTTATTCACCGATGAGAATCATTCATTCGTATGCTGCCTATCTTCTCTTAACCTTGCTAAATATAATGAATGGAAAGATACCGATCTTATCTATGATTCTATTTGGTTCCTAGACGGTGTCTTGGAAGAATTTATTCAAAAGGCAAAAGGCATGCGTGGTTTTGAAAACTCTGTTAGGACAGCAGAGAAAGGTAGAGCATTAGGATTAGGGGTATTAGGTTGGCATACATATTTACAACAGAGAGGAGTATCATTCGAAGGTCTTCAGGCTCAGTTTGAAACGCGTAAAATCTTTTCACAAATTAGAATTGAAAGTGAACGCGCTAGTCGTGCATTAGCTGAAGCATACGGTGAACCTCTTTGGTGTAGAGATACTGGTTTTAGAAATACCCACCTAAGAGCAATTGCTCCAACTGTATCTAATTCTAAATTGGCAGGTGGTGTTTCTGCAGGTATTGAACCTATTCCTGCTAATATTTGGACTGACCAATCCGCCAAGGGTACCTTTATTAGAAAGAACCCAATTCTTGAAGAATACTTTGAAAGAATGGGTCATAATAATAAAAAAGTCTGGGATAAAGTACTTGCCGATGGCGGTTCTGTACAGGATCTAAAATTCTTAGATGAATGGTGTTTTGTTAGAGGAGAATTAACTAAAGTTAAAGAGGTTCCACAATTTGAAGAAGCTACACCATTTAAGGATGTGTTCAAAACCTTTAAGGAAATTAACCAATTAGAATTGGTAAAGCAAGCAGGAATTCGCCAACAGTACATTGATCAATCTGTATCACTTAATCTCGCCTTCCCTAAAGAAGCTACACCAAAGTGGATTAATCAAGTCCACATGGAAGCCTGGAAGTTAGGTATTAAGACACTTTATTACATGAGAACGGAATCTGTTCTTCGTGGAGATATTGCTGCTAAAGCAATGGATCCAGACTGTCTATCGTGTGATGGATAAATTATAAGTTATGAAAAAATACATTTTAGGACCTTGCTCATTAGAGAGTCAAGAAATTTGTAAACAAGTATTAGATGATCTTTACCCTGTTATGCAGGGTAAAGATTGGTACTTTAAAGGTTCTTTTGATAAAGCAAATAGGACATCGGTATACTCAAATAGAGGACCAGGTTTAGAAAAAGGTAAAGAGATCTTTACATGGATAAAAAATACATATCCAAATGTTAAGACATTAACTGATATTCATGAACCTTGGCAGGCTAAAGAGCTTCACCATTTAATTGATATGATACAAATTCCTGCATTTCTTTGTAGGCAAACAGACCTTATTATTGAATGTGCAAAATGGTTTAATGAAATTAATGTTAAGAAAGGTCAATGGCTTGCACCCGAGGCAATGGAACATGTTGTAAATAAGATAAGAGAAGTAAATCCTAAAGCTAGAGTTTATATAACCGAAAGAGGAACTTCGTTTGGTTATAGTGGTCTATTGCCTGACTTTAGGGCTGTGGATATTCTTAAATCATTTTCTGATGGTGTAATACTTGACTGTACACATTCAACACAAAAACCAAAAGGTGAAACTACCGGCGGTGACAGAGAACTTGCTAAGAAGTATGCTCTTGCTGCAAAAATCTTTGAATATGACGGAGTATTTATTGAAACTCATCCAAACCCAAATCAAGCAATATCTGATGCAGACAGTCAAGTTGAACTAGGATGGTTACTGTCACGGATAAATAATATATGATAACTAAAAAATCTGCTGGTCTTGCAATAATTTATAAAGGTATGGTACTATTAGGCCATACCACAGGCCGCGGATGGTGGGGATCATACGGTATTCCTAAAGGTGGAATAGAGGAAGGCGAAGATAAGTTATCGGCTGCAATTAGAGAAACGTATGAAGAGGTTGGAATCAAGGTACCTCTTTCTCTGATTGATACAACTGAACATACTTTTACTTTGACTTCAAGAGAACATAAATTTAACAAAATCGTATCCTATTACATTGTTAAGATTGATGATCTTTCCCAAATAGGTCTTAAAGATATTAAGGTACCTAAGTCTCAATTACAAGTTGAAGAAATAGACTGGGCTGGTTTTTTACCTTATAAGGAAGCCATGAAGAGAGTAATGAAATCTCAGGTGAGCTTAATTTCCAATTTAATGGGAAAGGGTTTACTTGAATCTAACCTATTATCATATGAACAGTTTGTTAAATCAACCTATAAATTATAATGATCTACTCGGTCGTGATCCTATTCAGACCGATGTAGATAATATTGAAAAATTCATAAAAGGCAAGAGAGTCCTTGTAACAGGCGGTTGCGGATCAATCGGTAGTGAAATTGTAAGACAACTTGTTAAATTCAAAGCATCTACAATCATAGTTTATGATAATGCCGAAACACCTCTTTTTTATCTTGAGCAGGAAATTTCTAAAATTGCTAAAGATGTACATATTCGTTATGTAATAGGTGATGTTAGAGATAAAGGTAGACTTGAAGAAATATTTGAAAGCTTTAAACCTAATGTGGTATTTCATGCATCTGCTTATAAGCACGTTCCTATGATGGAAAGAAATCCAATTGAAGCCATTAAGACTAATGTTTTAGGAACAAAGAATGTAGCAGACACTGCATATTATCATAATGTTGAAAAATTTGTAATGGTTTCAACGGATAAGGCAGTTAACCCTACAAATATTATGGGTGCAACGAAAAGAATTGCTGAAATTTATACACAATTCTTAAATGAGAAATCTAATACTTCATTCATTACAACCAGATTCGGTAATGTATTAGGATCTCGTGGGTCTGTTATTCCTACTTTCATTGAACAGATAAATGCAGGTGGTCCGGTTGAAGTAACACACGAAGAGGTCATTCGTTATTTTATGACAATACCAGAAGCATGTCAGCTTGTATTACAGGCATCATCAATAGGTAAAGGTGGAGAGATCTTTATTTTTGATATGGGTGAGGCTGTAAAAATTTTGGATCTTGCAAAAAACCTAATTAAACTATTAAATAAACCCGAAATTCCAATCAAGATAATCGGGTTAAGACCTGGTGAAAAATTATATGAAGAGTTATTATGTAATGGCGAAAATCAAATAACAACAGATGACCCAAACATAATGAAACTTAAACATACTGCTATTGATTTTAAGAGAGTTATACCAGATATTGAAAGATTAGCAAAACTAAGAGATAATGATTTTTATAGAATTATCTCGCTTGTTAAAAACATAGTACCAGAATTCAAAAGAGATAATGAAATATGAAAAGAATTTACCTATCACCACCTCATATGTCAGGAAAGGAAATCGAATACATTAAAGAAGTATTTGATGAAAATTGGATTGCTCCAATAGGACCTCATTTAACTAAGTTCGAGGAAATCACCAAAGAATATACTGGTGCAAAATATGCAATAGCTGTTACATCTGCAACTGCAGGTTTACATCTTGCATTAAAAGCAGTTGGAGTAGAAGAAGGTGATTATGTGATTTGTTCTACACTAACCTTTGCAGGTACTGTTAACCCTATTAAGTATATGGGTGCAAATCCGGTTTATATTGATAGTGAACCTACATTTTGGAATTTGGATCCTATTTTATTAGAAGGAGCAATACTTAATCTTCCAAAGAAGCCTAAAGCAATAATTCCTGTTCACTTATTTGGTGTTCCTTGTGAAATGGATGCTATAAGAAAAATTGCAAATGAACATAATATTCCTATTATTGAAGATGCTGCCGAAAGTTTAGGATCAACCTTCAACGGAAAGCATACCGGTACATTTGGAGATATTGGGGTATATTCTTATAATGGAAATAAGTTATTAACAACATCAGGCGGTGGAATGATAGTAACTGATAATGAAGAGTATGCAACTTATATGAGATATCTTTCTACACAAGCAAAAGATCCCCTTCCTTATTATTGGCATACTGAAGTTGGCTATAATTATAGATTAAGTAATGTTCTTGCTGCGATAGGAATAGGCCAAATGGAAGTAATAGAAGATCGTATCAGAAGAACGCGTGAAATTAATGAAATTTATAGAAAGGAATTAGGTGAATTCTTTTTAGGATTCCAATCTGAAAGACCTAATGATAGATCAAATATGTGGTTAACATGCGCAGTATTACCTATTGAATATAAACCAGAGGATCTTATTGAACATTTAGAAAAATCAAATATTGAGTCAAGAAGAATTTGGTGCCCAATACATCAGCAGCCGGCATATACACCTGCTCATAAATATATAAATGGAACATCTGATATTCTGTTTCAATATGGTATATGTTTACCATCAGGAACTAGCATGACAGATGAAGAGCTTAATAAAGTTATAGAAGAAATAAAAAAATTCTTTAAGAAATGAAATTAATTTCATATAGTGATTTTCTTTTAATTGAAAATTACATTGGTCCTAATTTTGAGGTTTTACTCGAAAAGAATTTAACCAATGAAATTGATAAGAAGATTAAGTTTGGTATAGTAATGCCTACGCATAAAATATCAGACGGTGGGGCTCAAACGGGTCGTCAGAAATTTATGAATACACCGGATCTATTAAGAGATTCATTAGGGTGTATACGCGATCAAAAGTACGATAACTATGTGGTTTATCTTGTTGGTGATGCTTACGATGGTGACGAAGAAATCAAAGCCGTAATGGATGAGGTTGTTCCTAAAGGTAAAATTAAATATCATAACCTATCATCACCTGGGGAAAGGAATAAAGGTTTTTCTAAACAGCAATTTAGATATACGGCAGGATGTGGTGCTGCAAATAAAGGTCTTCAGATGGCAAAATCTGACGGGATTGATTATATTGTTAGAATTGATCACGACGATAAATGGAGCCCTGATCATTTAGAACTTTTAGCCAAGGCATATACTCAATATCCTGAACTTGCATACGTATTTACAAGAAGCCGCAAAAAGGTAGACGCAACAAATTCTTCTAAGAAATATATGTATCAACCTAATGAGGACAGACACACCGGTACAATTGAGCCTAATAATTTAGGATATACGCATGGGGATGTTAGCCACTCTGCCGTATCATGGAGACCTAGTATGATTGGTGATCCTAGATATCGTGATGCCGAAGAACAATCAAAAACTGAACCTAAAATACCTATGACTAAAACTGCACCTGCTGATGTTGATATGTTTAGCAGAATGATGAAGGTCATTAAGGATAAGGGTCATAAGTATATGTACATACCTAGATTAACTAGCTTTTATCGAAATAGAAAAGGAAAATTTTAATTAAGATAACGGTGAAAACTAATCAACTGTGAATATATACTATAAATAATAACTAAAACAACAATTATGGAAAAATTTAATGAAATCAAAGCAATCATCGAATCAGTAGCTGATGATGTAGAAAAATTCTATGTAAAAGGAAATAAGGCAGCTGCCGTAAGAATTCGTAAGGCTATGCAGGATATTAAAAATCTTTCACAAGAATTAAGAGTTCACGTACAGGAGACTAAAAATAATCTTTAATTTTTATGAAACGTCTTAGATTATTTGAAGAATTTATAAAGGAAAACTTCTATGACATTAAAGTAAATAGAAGAGATACCGAAACTATTTCAGACGCAGATATCGAAGATTACATCGATGACGGTTATGAATCTCTAACGGGTATCGTTGATCAATTTTTACAAGTTACTGGTTATGATTTTAATCAAATGAAAGACTGGTCTTGGAACAATCCTAAAGATGTTATAGAAATTACAAAAAAGTTTAAGATTAGAGAGTAATCTTTAATCAATCCTTGATCCGAGAAAGGGCCATCGAAAGATGGTCCTTTTCTTTTGTAAAAAGTCCTATTTACTTAAAACCTTTTTCAATATCTTTGTATAATAATAAATTCAAAGATTGTAATGAAGAAGTGCTTAATTATAGATTTTGATGATACTTTGGTTAAGACCATTGATGTGCATGCAGAATCATGGCAACATGCTCTTGAAAGAGTATTGGACATTGAAATTCCTATCGAAAGCATTCATGCTGATATTAATTATGGCATGGACGTTCTTCTGAAAAAATATCAACTTTCGGAAGAAGAATCATTATTAGCACAAGAATATAAAAAAGATATATTTGCAAAGAATATTCACAGAACACAAGTGAATCATTTATTGCATTATGTTATAAAGAATCATTATCCTAAACACTGTATTATTGCATCAAATTCTTCTAGAGAAAATGTTGATAAAATAATGGCATATCATGGAATTAATCCTGACTTATTTTTAGGAATTTATACAAGAGAAGAAGTTTCTAAAAAGAAGCCGCATCCTGAAATGGGTGAACTTATTTTTAATGATAATTCTTCCCATGGATGGAATAAAGAAGATTATATGATGATCGGTGATTCTGAGGTTGATTCTACTTTTGCACGTAAACTCGGTATTGAATGTCTGATAGTAAAATTTTAATTGGAAACAGCGGAGATAAAGTTTATCTCCATGACAGCTTTGTAGTAAAAGAAGCTGGTGTTTATCCTGAAAAGTTTAAACAACAAATGGATTGGCTTCTTAATTGCCAACATCCTAACTTTATTAAGATTGATCCAATTGGTGAATATTCATATAAGATGAAGAAGTTCCCAACATGGTATGATCAAATATGTGAACAATCTATTACTAAATCAATTACTCAATTAGAGGATCTTATACAGATAATTAATAAATTTGAAGGGTATGGTAAGGATGTTGATACCAGATCATATCTTGATAAATTAGAAGGAAGAACTGGATATCATTATGAAGGTAATCTAAACGGAGTTTCTAAATGGGGTTTTGTACACGGAGACTTAACGGTTAGTAATATTCTTTATGATAATAAATTTATCTTTATTGATCCTAGAGGAACAGAAGAACAGGATTATTATGACTTCGGTAAACTTATGCAATCCTTTGCGATGGAATATGAAACCCATATATACAATAACCAAAGTACAAAATATTCAAAGTTTTGTAAAGAAGCCGAGAAAATTATGTATGAATGGTACGATGAATATCTTTTGAAATTCTATTTGGCGGTTCATCTTTTAGGAGCTGTTCCATTTTTTGAATTAAATGAAAGATATGAGTTGGCCGGTACATTCCTTAAAAAAGGACATGAACTATTTAATGAACTTGATATAAAATATTCAAAATGAGTAGAGTAAAAAAAGCAATTATCCTAGCTGCTGGAAAATCAACTAGGTATGGATCAAATAAACTAATTGATCCTATTCTTGGAAAATCAACAGTTCAATATTGTATTGAATTCTGTATTGAAAACGGAATCGAAGAAGCATATGTAACGATTAGTAAATCGGACTTCTTCTTTAAGAATAATACTAAGTTATCTCATCCTATCATTGAAGCCTTATCCGAATATAAAGGTAAGATTGATATTTATTATGAATTTCAAAAGGATGATGAATATGGTCCGGGTGCGGCTATTAAAGCATGGGAAGGGGCTTTTTATGAACCTTTCCTATGTCTATTTGGGGATAACTTTTATCGCGGTAATATTGGTTTAGAATACCATGATCCTAAAAGGAGTATTATTACATTCAGAGATTATGAAACTAGGGCAAGGAATCTTCAATTAGCAACTATCCTAGATAATGTCGTTGTAGAAAAACCTCATGGCGTTGTAAGCGGTAGATATTTTTGTGGTTATATGATTTTTGCAAAAGAAGCATTTGATAACTTAAGCAGTATTAAACTGTCTAATCGTAACGAATACGAAATCACTCATCTTATCAATTCAATGGATAATTTAGATATTCAACATCTTGATATTGATTGGTATGATTTAACATATGAACAAGATAAAAAAGTAATTGAAGAATTAATCCAAGCTAAATAATATGAAAGAAAACGTAAAAAAAGTAGGCTTCTTTAAACTTGGTAAGGCTATTAAGTTTAATGAAAATAGTTGGAATGCAATTGGTGGGGATTGTGAACCTAAACAATTAATCTGTGCAATTGCAAAAAGAAATCCTAATGTTGAATATTGGCTTCTTAGCCCTAACGATTTAGGAAAGGTTAGAGCAAAAGAAAAACCTAAAGCTGCTCCTCTATTTGGTCCTGCACCAGAAACACAAAGTTCTATTCCATCTAACATTAAGGAGTTTCACTCAAAGATGGATGAAAGAAAATCAACAGAAGAAACCGTTGAAATTATTAAGTCATTAGGATTAGACTATATCTTTTTCTACACAGGTCCTGCAAGTACCGTTAATATTGAAAACTTTATTAATAAGGTTGATGGTACTGGTACTGTTAAGTCATTAGACTTCTTTAAGTATTATGCAGCACCTATCATTAAGGCTCTTAATGAAATGCCTAAAACTCCAATTGTAGGTTTATTAGTAGATAATAGATTTATTCTTGCCGCAAAAGATTATCAAGCACACAATCGTCCTACATATTACCTTGCACAAAATAACTTTGAATTGGATGAAGAGTACTTCTGCAATCCTCCTACTAGAGAAACTGCAAAAATACATTCTACATTTGAATATTCTGGTATTGAAACAGTATTCTTATTAGATAAGAAGAGATATAACATCGATGAATTATTCAATATGAAAAAGACCAATTCATTTATGATGTTGCAAAATCAAGGTAAAGGTTCCGGTGGAATGGATCGTTGGGATCCGGTTAGAGAATACATTGTAGAAACCGGAATTCAAACTGACATCTATGGTAAATGGGATGATGAATTGGTTCAAAAGTATCCAAATTACTTTAAAGGAGAAATGAGAATTGAATCTTTAACCAAAGAACTCCTTAACACTAAATATACGTTCTGCGTTCCTATTAAAGAGGGTATGGTCACTTCTAAGTATGCCGAAATGCTACATTATGGTATTATACCTTTCTTACACCCATCTTACGATACTGAATTTAATGTGTTTCCAAAGGATCATTTTATTCGTTGTAAATCACCAGAAGATCTTAAAAAGAAAATTGAGTATCTAAATGAAAACCCAGAGCATTATAAAACATTATTCTATAATCTTCAAACTAAATATCTAAAAGATTCATATTATACCGGAGAACATGTTGATAACAAAATCTGGGAAGCGTATGAACGAGTAACACAAAACCAATAATATGTACACTAAAGAAACTAAAATCCTTATTACCGGCGGTGCCGGGTTTGTTGGAACAAACTTTATTAATGACCTTTTGAATCGTGGTCATAATCCAGACTGCATCGCGGTTGTAGATAATCTTTCACATGGTACTTATTTACCACAAGTACATGATAAGATTAAAAACTTTTACCAGGAAGACATTAGAAATGAATATGTAAAGACTATCATTTCTGAATTTAAACCTGAATACATTTATCATTTTGCAGGTCTTGTATCAATTTATGACTGTCATGCAAATCCATATGAAGCGGTTGATAATAATATCTTAGGTAGTATTAATATCTTAGATGCTGCTGCTGAATGTAAAGTTAAGAGAGTTATCTTCAGCGAAACTTCTGCTGTTTATGAAAATGAAATGATGCCACCTACAGGCTTTCATGAAGGTCAATCGGATCCTACTACAATTTATTCTACTACTAAAGCATGTCTTGCATTATTGGCAGAATCATATTCTCGTACAAAGGGAGTTAACTATACTGCTCTTCGTTACTTTAATGTAGCAGGTCCTCTTCAAGACTATAACCGAACAGTACCTCCTGTTTTTGCTGGGTTCATTATTCGTTTAATGGGTGGTAAGAATCCTATTATCTTCGGTGATCCAATGAAAGCCAGAGATTATATTGATGTGGATGATGTAAATGCCTTTCATATGTTATGTATGGAAAATGAAAATACCGCCAACCAAACATTTAATCTTGGAACTGGTGAGATGACAACCTTAATGGATCTTAAAGATATCATTGGTAAGATTATGGGATTTGAAAAAGTTGATTATGATCAATATGGAGCAATCGCAGGTGAAGCTCTTAATATTCGTGCCGATATCTCTAAAGCAAAATCAATGGGATGGGAACCTAAGAAAAATATGGAAGATACTATTAAAGAAACCATTTCTTATCTTAAAGAAGAGGTAAATAAAGGTAACATAGATCCTTATACATTTATGGAAGACCTTGAAATTCAAAAAGTTAAAATATGAGTAAAGAAATTAAATGGGGTACAATTATCCCGCTAATCGGTGGAAGTGCAATTGGATGCTCTAGATCTGCTGGATCTAAACCGGCATTTCACTTAAGCTATGATGCTTTTGCTGCAAATGAAAGCCACATAGAAAGATATTGGGAAGGCATTCCTATGTATCGTTTAGATCATCCTGAACTTGAAATTCCTAATAATACATTCGAGGGAGTTGATTATGTAAATTCAGTATGTCCTTGTGCAGGTCTTAGTCTTCTTAATTCTGCAAGAGGTAGCGCCGCATCTCGTGGTTCTGATGCTGTTCAAAATAAATGGATGTATGAATCGTCGGAATACATTTTGGAACATGTAAAACCTAAAGTTCTTTGGGGTGAAAATGCCCCAGGACTTTTTACTAAAATGGGAGAAGGTGTAGTTCGTCGTCTCAAAGAGATTGGTGAAAAACATGGATATAGTTTTTCCTTAATTAAGACTAATACTGAATTACATGGTATTCCGCAAAGAAGGATCCGAACATTTTACTTCTTTTGGAATACTCCGACTGTTCCTATGTTAGATTGGAAATTTAGAGAAAGAAAAACGTTATTAGAATATCTAAATGAAATTCCTGAAGATGCTACATTACAGGATATGTTCATGGTAAATGGTAAAGTAACAGATCATTTCAGACCTTATGAATTTATTCTTGAAAAGAAAGGTTTAACTCATGCTGAATTTGCGGCAGAATTTAAGAAAGGTACTATCGCACAATATCTTGATGAACATAAATTAATTGATGAATGTATTAGTTGGTTACAAGAAAAATATCCAAAAGAAGGATTCTCTAATAAGAAGAGTACCAAAACATTTATCGATATGCTTCAACATCAACAGGCTAAAGTTGATGATGGTAAAGGTTATTGGGATGCATCGCCTCACTTCTTTCATGATTCTTTTTCTGCTCTTATCGGAAGAAATATGTTTAATGGAGTACACCCTGTAGAAAATCGTTATCTTAATGTAAGAGAAATGTTACATCTTATGGGTATGCCTCATGATTTTGAAATTCAAGATTCTCGTCATATAAATCATATTGCACAAAATGTACCGGTAAGAACTGCACAAGATATGGCAGACGAGGTTAAAAAATTCTGTGAAGGTACTGCTAAGATGACCCAGTATAAATTTATGAAGCAGGATAATACATTAAATAAAATAATTGAAGTTGAAGAACTTAATCAAGAACCTAAAAAAAGATATAAAGTAAACAGTGTAATATGAGAGAAAATGCATTAGCGATTGGCGTTTCTAGCCATGAGTTTATGAACATTCTTTTAACATACTATCCTAAGGATGTTCAAGAAAATTTTGATATTTACCTTTTCTTAGATGATACCAAAGTCACCGAGGAGAGTGTAAGAGAAGTTATAAGTAATCATAATGTTGAATCATTTAAGAATGCAACCTATATCAGTATTAAAGGTGTATATGATTATTATGTAGAGAAGCATGGATATGAAGGTAAAGCAAAAGAATTTTTATATACACATGGATGCTTATTTAAGGCGCTAATGCCAATGTATCTTTTAGATAAGTATAAAGTTAAAAGAACATATGTTTCTGATGATGATGTATTTATCTTTAACGATTTAAGCTATATGTTTACCGAATATCAAGAGTTCGGATATAAAAAGGAAAATCTATTTAATTTAAGAAATGCTGATAAGTATGAAGTACTTGCTGCATTTAATGAAATCTTTGAAAGTAATTTTACCTTAGAAGAAATGAATGCATTATCAATCAATGCAGGAAATGTTATTTACGGTCATGATCCTAAAATGGAATATTACTTCCAAAGATTTATGAATCATAAAATGGTCCATCATTTATTCTTTGACTTTGTAGGATATACTAGTTGGACAGTGGAGCAGAGATTCCATCATTTTAACTTTCATAGACTTAGAAAGGAAGGAAGAACCGTAAATATGTTAAAGAGTAAGGATCTTCGCCTTATGCAAAATGTAGATAAAGAAGCTCTTGCAAATAATATTCAACCTTTATATCTAAAGCAGGTTATCCCTTCTCTTTTACATTATCCTATTGGAACAAAGAAGCCTATTTTCTTAAGACAATTTCTAAGAGGTATTGAATGGAAATTTGGATTTGCATATCAACCTAAGTATGAACTTAAAGATATTTTATATGATGAAACATGGAGACCTCCTGCATTTAAGGCAGTTCAAAGTAAAATGAAAAAATCTGCAATTAAAGTATCATCTGTCTTTTAATCTTAAAACCAAGTAATCAATAATCAATATAATTAAAAAACAAATAATGGAAACTACAATTAACAAAATCGATGCATACGAATTAAGTTCGTTTGTTAAGAAGCTTCTTCCTATTGATAAATTTATCTTTATGAAGATCGGAAAGGAAGGAACCGTTTCATCAGTATATTTTCCTGAGAGAGATGCGGTTAAATTAGTTAACACCCCAACAAAGGATATCTTTGATGCAGAGATTAGTTCTCCGCTTAAGGTAAGTTTTTACAATGGAAGTAAAGTAATTGATGCTCTTACCCATTTTAATGGAGATGTTAAAGGCCGTATCAGATATACTGAATATGACGGAGAATTAATGGCAAGTGATTTTATTCTTGAGAATGATGATCTTCAAATTAGTCTTGCATGTACAGACCCTTCGCTTTCATTTATGGAAATGAGTAAAGAAGAAACTGATCGTGCGTTCGGTACCGATAACAAGATGTTTGAATTTGATCTTCTTACTACTCACGTAGATAAAATGAAATCATTATTTAATCTTGATAAGGATGAAGACACTTTTACTATTTACACATCATCAAAAGGTATCTGTATTAAAGGTTCATCGTATGATGCAACATTATGCCACACGTTTGATAGTAATGTTGATACCGGTGCAAAAGTAATTATTTATAAAAAGTATCTTAATCTTTTAGATAAGGAAAACTATAAAGTAATGGTTTGCGAAAATAAAGTAGTATTCCGTTCTTTAGATACTAATACCCATCTTACTGTAGCGGTTGCTATTACCGATGAGGACTAAAAATAAAAAAATAATTTATGTTTTTAAGCAGAGAAGATGTTCTGAAGTTTGGATTCAAATCCGTAGGTGAAAATGTACTCATATCAGATAAATGTTCTATTTATGGTGCAGAAAGAATCGAACTAGGAAATAATGTTAGAATAGATGATTTTTGTTTTATAAGTGCAGGTAAAGGAGGAATAAAACTAGGGGATTATATTCATATATCTGTTTATAGTTCTTTAGTTGGTGCAGGGAGAATCGTAATGGAAGATTTTTCTGGACTTTCTTCGAAGGTTAGTGTTTATTCTTCGACCGATGATTATTCTGGTGCTGCATTAACTAATCCAACGGTTCCGGTCGAATTTACAAATGTCTACAGCGCAGATGTTATTATAGAAAAACATGTAGTAATTGGTTGTGGATCTGTTGTTCTTCCTGGTGTAACTATTAAAGAAGGATCTGCTGTCGGTGCATTAAGTCTGGTTAAAAAGGATGTTGAAGGCCATATCATAGTATCTGGTGTTCCTGCAAAAAAGATAGCAGACAGAAAAATGGATCTTTACGAAAAAGAAAAATCTTTATATGAAAGTATTGGAAAAAATTGAAATTACTAGAGATCTTGTTAATTCATATGCATCTTTAGTTGGTGATCATAACCCAATTCATTTAGATGAGGATTATGCAAAGACCACTTCATTTGGAAAATGTATTGCTCATGGTATGTTATTATCATCTTTTTTCTCTACTATGATAGCATCTAAATATCCTGGTCCAGGAAGTATCTATTTATCACAAGATGTTAAATTCTTAAAGCCTTGTTATGTTGGTGAAACGGTAACAATTCAATTGGATTTAATTGAAGAAGTTAAGAAAACTAATTCAACTATTTATAAATTATCTACACAGATCATTAATGCAGATAATGAAGTTTTAATTGATGGTAATGCAACAGTTTTACTTAAAAATAATATCGGTGAAAATTAACCTATGATATTTGATATCTTAGATACCGACATCTATTACATTAACCTAGATTCTCAGACGGAGAGGAATGAAGAATTCCTTTCCGTTATGAGTAATAATGGATTTTCAATGGATAGAGTACATCGTGTTAGTGGTGTGCCTAATACATATAAAGATTCGTTTGACTCTCATATTAAAGCCTTAAAGACAGGATTAGCTGGAGGTAAACCTTTTATTATTATTGAAGATGATATGAAGTTTAATCAAATGCCACCTAAGATTGAATTATATTCTATAGGTACCCCAATCGTAAGTGCGATGAGTCTTGCTTTAAGTAGATACGGCATTTTTGATGAGCCTAATTACCAAGGAAATTTTTTTACATCTGAAAACTATATTAAAAAGGCTGACGTAAATCACCCACATATAGTTAGAGTGTTTAACATGATAGTTGGTAATGCTGTGTATTATCGTGATATGCAATATGTTAATGATCTTATAAACCATTTAGAATTTTTCTATAGATCAAGAATTTATGTTTCACCAGTAACAAAAAGTATCTATAAAGGATCTGCTGATCCTGATTATGACTTATATATCCCGGTTGATTCAATAATGGCATTTATGCAGCCTACTACATTTTTTGCTGCCTTAAAGATTCCTGCTTTTTATCATCCGGGTGAATTAGAATATGTTACAAGATTTGATTTAACTTCAATCTAATCATAAAACCTTTTAAGATAGTTTCATATAAAAATAAAATATGACTGAAGAGATACAGAAGATTAAAGAAGAGGCATCCAAATACTATAATTACGAGCAGGCTGTTAAGTTAATGCTTAACTCTATTTATGGTGCATTTGGTAATCCTTACTTTTATTTCTTTAATGTTGATATTGCTGAAACTATTACTCTTCAGGGTAAGGATGCTATTCTTTATACCGAAAAGCTAATCAATAAATACTTTAAAGAATTTTGGCATAAGGATTTAGAAACTCATAAACAGATGGGAATTACCGTTACTGGTAAGATTGAAAAACCCGTAGGTATTTATATTGATACGGATTCCATTTATGTTAAGTTTGATGAGGTTATTGAAAAATCGGATTGGTCTGGTAATGAAAAAGAATTTATTCTTAATCTTTATAAAACTAGGTTGGCAGATTACATTGAAAAGATTCTTCAAAAATATGCCGATGATAATAATGCAGAAAACTTTTTAAGTTTTGAATTGGAAAGTATTGCTAAAAATGCAATATGGCTTGCCAAGAAAAAGTATATGCAAAACATTGTATGGAAAGATCCTGATATTCACTATGATGAACTAAGCAAAATTAGTGCTAAAGGTTTTGAAATTATTCAATCATCAACCCCTCAGTTTGCGAGGGAAAAACTAAAAGAATTACTGACTTATATCTTTTCAAATAATCAACTCAATATGAAAGAGTTTGCCGCTCTTCTAAAAGATATTAAGAGACAGTTTAAACTTGCAAACATTGATCAAATCAGTTTCTCAAAGAAGGTTAATAATTACCAAAATTACATTGTAAATGATTATGATCAATTTGAAATTGGCCCTAAATGTCCGATTGGTGTAAGGGCTGCAGGTTATCATAATTACCTCTTAAATAATAACAATAAACTTAAAGGAAAATATAAGCCTTTAGGAAACGGTGAAAAATTAAAAATGTACTTCTCTACTGATAAATCGTGTGATGTATTTGCATATGCCCCAGGTGAATATCCATATGAATTTGCGCCTCAAGTAGATTACGATGTTCAATTTGAAAAGACAATTTTGGATCCAATAAATAGAGTAGTAACTGCGATGGGATTTAAAGGATTTAATCGGAACCTTATTTATACCACAAGTTTATTCTAAAAATAAATAAAATATGAAAACAGAAAAAAAGTTCAGGATACACGTTTTAGGTTTACCTCATACTAAAACAACTAAAGATTTTACTGCGTGTGCCTATACTCAAAAGGCATGGAAATTTTGTAAAATGATGAAAGCCCGAGGGCATTACTTAATGCATTATGGCCATGAAGATTCTAACCCAGATGCAAATGAAAACATCACAGTAATCACAAACGATGTTTGGGAAAAGGTTTATGGCAGTCATGACTATAAGACCCACTTATTTAAGTATGATACTCAAGATGAGGCATATCAAACATTTTATAAGAATGCAATCGAAGAAATAGGAAAGCGTAAACAATACGGAGATATCATTTTACCTTTCTGGGGTTCAGGTGTTCGTCCTATTTGCGATGCTCACCCAGATCTCTGTATTATTGAACCTGGTATTGGATATGCAGGCGGTATGTGGTCGGTATTTAAGATCTTTGAATCTTATGCTATTTATCATGCATATTGTGGTTTAGGTAATGTAAGTATGTGTCGTCAGAGTTGGTATGATCAGGTTATTCCTAATTACTTTGATCTTGATGAATTTGAATATTCAACAAAGAAAGAAGATTACTTCCTTTATGTAGGTCGTGTATATGATGGCAAAGGTGTTAATATTGCAATTCAAGCAACTGAAGCAATCGGTGCTAAACTTAAAATTGCCGGACAAATCGGAGATGAGTTTTATACAAAAAATCCTTGGCCTAAACATGTTGAATTTGTTGGATATGCTGATGCAGAACAAAGAAAGAATTTAATGAAAGGCGCTATCGCGTCCTTCTTGCCTTCTATGTATGTTGAACCGTTTGGCGGTGTTCAAATTGAAAACCTTCTGTGCGGTACTCCAACTATTACCACAGACTGGGGTGCATTTGCTGAAAATAATATACATGGACTTACTGGGTATCGCTGTCGTTCGTTTGAAGACTTCGTTAAGGCTGCTCGTGATTGCCAGGCTGGTAAAATTAAACCTATTGACTGTCGTAAGCATGGTGAAAACTTCTCACTTGAAGCAATTGCACCACGATATGAAAAATATTTCGAAGAAGCTTTAGATGTTACCTTTGATAAGGGTTGGTATTCTATAAAGAACCCTGAATTATATACTAAAGAATGGTATGATAAAATGTATCCTCAGAGAGATTCTAAATCCGAGGAGAAAAAAAAACCAGAATAGCAACATATAATGAGCCCGGTTGGGCAATAGGACGGATTCATACTGGGTTAGGTAATTCATTATCTGACGAGTATGAATTCGTCCATTTTAATTGGTATAACCATGAAGATGTAAAGTATTTATGGCAAGAAGGTGGATGGAAAGAATTTGATATCATCTTAGGTAATGGTACTCTATCAGGCATAAATAATTTACCACAAGAAGCATATCAAAAAATGATATGTAGCATTTGGTCTATACCAAATTTAAGCTCTCACTTTAAAGAAATTGTTATACCTAAGCCAGGTATAACATGGACGTATAAAGGCCAAGACCTTTATGAATATCTAAAGAAAACATATGATATAGATGCTCACCAAGTTGATGCAGGTGTTAGCAATAAAGATTTTTACCCTACTAAAGAAATCACCAACATTAAAAAGATTGGTCTAAATGGAGTCCCTTTTGTAAATTCGGGCTGGGATCAGATAAAAAGGCCTCAGCTGTTAATTGATATTGCAAAAGGCATAGGCGGAGAAGCCGTATTTATACATGGAAAAGGCTTAGAAGAATCTCATACAATGTATAATGATATTGATATGTATATTTGTACGAGTGTTAATGATAGAGGGCCTTATGGTATTGCCGAAGCTGCTTTTTGTAAAATTCCTGTCTTATCAACCAAAACAGGATTGGCATTACAATTTAATAGCATTAAAACATTTGATACTGCTGAAGAGGCTATAGAAATTATTAATTATTTCAATAATAATCCAGAACAACTTAAGATATACATAGATGAAGTATATGAAGAACTATATAGTTCAATGAGTTGGGATAGTGTAGTAGAAAAGTATTGGAAGCCTTTATTTAAACATAAGTTATCCTTAAACAATAGTAAGTAATTTGCATATAAAAATAAAAGAATATGAGTAAAGAATTTTCATTTGACGATTTAAACAAGGAAATGTCAAAACACTCTCAGTATGGAGATACCCTTGATAAATCAACAGTATCAGAAATTGATCATTTTATTCCAACTGGCAATTTTAATCTAAATGCATGTTTAACTGGCTCCTTTAATGGCGGATATCCAAATAACAGAGCAGTTGCATTGGCTGGGCCTTCAGGAACCGGGAAAACATTCCTTCTTCTTAATGCAATTAAACAGGCCCAACTTATGGGTTACAGTATTGTATTTTACGATTCTGAAAATGCAGTAGATCGTGACTTGGTTGAAAAGTTTGGAATTGATCCATCAAAATTCCGTTATGAACCATGTAATACAGTTCAAGAATTTAGAAGTTCAGTAACTGCATTAACTGATTTATTAATTGAACAAAAAAATAAAGGTGTAGAATTACCTAAGATTCTTATTGCGTTAGATTCCGCTGGTAACCTTGCAACACAAAAGGAAATCGATGATGCCAAGAGTGGATCTGATAAAGCAGATATGACTCGTGCTAAACTTTTGAAATCTGCATTTCGTATTCTTATGACTAAATTGGGTATCTGTAAAATCCCATTCCTATTTACAAATCATACATACCAAACACAGGATTTGTTTTCACAAACGGTTTCAGGAGGTGGTACTGGTCCAGAATATGCTGCATCAATTATTCTTTTCCTGGGTAAGGCAAAACTTAAAGAAGGTACCGAACAAACAGGTATCGTTGTAACTGCTAAACCTAATAAGAATCGCTTTGCAAAACCATCTCCAATTAAATTCCACATTTCATTTAGTAAAGGAATGAATCCTTATATTGGATTAGAAGAATATATCAGTTGGGACAATTGTGGTATTGAGAAAGGAAGGTTTATCACAGAAGGGCAATATGAAAAATTAACTGATGCGGGTAAAGCTGAATGCCGCCGCCATGATTTTGTTAAGGAAGGTAAATCAGGTACTGTGTATTTTCAACCTTCTGCCACTGCTCGTAAGTTGGCTGTTGCTCACCTTAATGATCTGGTTGAACTAAATGAATTATTTACACCTAGAGTAATTACACAAGAAGTTCTTGATAAATTAGAACCTATTGTTAATGCTAAGTTCTGTTATGGAACTGACGATGTAGATCTTGGTAATTTAACTGAAATCCTTTCTGAACATGCTGAAGAAAACGCTTAATACTGCTAAACTTAAGGTTAAGTATGTATTAGGCAATCACACGGCATTACCTGGATATCCTGATCCTGAAGATGTAATCTTTGAATTGATTAGAGATTATTGTGGTAAGGTTGCAAAGGAGATTAAATTTACAAATGTTTCTTTACAAAAGAAATATAGCTTAACCGAGGAACAATCATCAAAAATAATAGAAAGATTAGTTGCAGATAAAATCTTAGGAGAAGTTAATTCTACCTCTGCGTATGTTACATACGAGGTACTTAAAAATCCTTATGAATAAACTAAGTCAATTATTTTCATAAAAAAATAAACATGTATTCAGGCGTAGATCACGAAAAAATATTCTTTAACTATTTTATAAATAAGCCTCATTACCTTAAGTCGGTAAAACCTGGTTTCTTTTCAAATAGCGATGTAGATCATCTTGCAAAATTAGCAAAAGATTTTCATACTAAATTTGGTGAGAGTCCATCTAAAGATCAAATGAAGGCTTTGGTTAAAGATGATCCTAACGAAATCTCTGATGATATTGTTTCTGCTGTTTATTCAATAAACATTAATGAATATGATCAAGATTGGATAAAGAGAACCAGCGAATCTTGGATTAAGTGGAAACACTTTGATAAGCAATTGGTTAAAACAATTGAGTATGTAAAAACACAAGACGTATCGCCTGATAATGTTGAAGATATTGTTACTAGAGCAATCGGTATGATATCTTCAGAAGGTTCTTTAAACTTTGATTCTGATATAGGTTTAGACTTCTTTAATCCAGAGCACCACATACAAAGAAAGAATAAGAAACTAGAAACTGGGTGGACTTTTATTGATAATGTATCAGGTGGTGGATATGATCCTAAATCATTGGTGATATATGCTGGTGAACAAAACGTAGGTAAATCTATTTGGTTAGCAAATGATGCCGCTAACTTTGTAAGAATGGGTCATAATGTAGTATTCATTACTGCTGAGATGTCTGCACAAAAGGTTCTTAAAAGAATTGGGGCTAACCTATTAGATATTCCTATGATGGAGTATGACCAAAAATCGGTTAATCGTGATTTTATGAAACGCCGATTAGAAAAGATATCTCGTGGATTATTACCACCAGGAAAACTTTTTATTAAGGAATTTCCAACATCGCAAGGTTCTGTTCTTGATATTGAAGCTTATCTTAAAGAACTTCAAGAATCACAAGATCATAAAGTTAATGTTTTGGTAGTTGACTACATTAACATTTTATCCAACTATCGTAATCCTAATACTGAAAATACCTATATGAAGATTAAGCAAATTGCTGAAGATCTCAGGGCATTAGCGGTAAAGAGAGATATGTTGGTAATTTCAGCCACACAGCTTAATCGCGGTGCCTGGGATTCAACTGAAATTAAAATGGAAAACATTGCTGAATCTGCAGGTCTTGCCCATACGGCCGATGTAATGTATGCTCTTATACAAGACAGTATGATGCATGCAAATCGTGAGTATTGGTTAAAGGTTTTAAAGATACGCGATGGCCAAGGAAAGGGCAGCCGTTGTAGATTTAATATAAACTATGATAACATGCGTCTTACTGAAACTGATGACATAACACACTAACATTTATGCAACACGACAAGATTTTCAATAATTCATACGGTGAACAAGATCCGTCTGATAACAAAATATCATTTAATGTTTCTCACACGTATGGTGATAACATGGACCATGATGATAAGATGCATTATAATATGCTATTTTCAAAAGTGGATGCCTTAATTCGCGGTAGTGAATTTGAACATCTTAATATGGTAACAAAAGATGGTGTAATTAAAAAGCTGAATAAAGTTCAGATTAATAAGATCTATTTTCATATCATTGAACATTTAGGAACTTCATATACGAGAATAGATCTGTTTAGTGTTATATCAGATTACTTTGATGTTTTCCCTAATAAGTTTTATAATTCATTATCAAACAAATTTAAGGATGAATTAATTAAGGAACTTGATGATAAGTACAATATTTTAGAAAAACGAAAGATACGAAAATTATTTTAATATGAGTAGGGTTTGGATGATAAGTGATACGCATTTAGGTTGCAGATCTAATTCTGTTCTATGGCTTGGTATCATTGAAGATTACTTTTTTAACTTCTTTATTCCTCTTGTAAAAAAGGAGTATAAACAAGGCGATGTTCTTTTTCATTTAGGTGATGTATTTGATAATCGTCAGAGTTTAAATCTTGCTGCGCAAGATCTAGGTATTAGAGTATTTGAAGAACTATCCAAAATATTCCCAGAGATACATATCATCGTTGGTAATCATGATATCATGAGAAAAAATTCAAATGATATATCATCTGTTGACTGCCTTAAGTATATTCCTAATGTTACTGTTCATAAAGAACCTAAGATTTTGGAATATGATGGTGCAACTTGTTTACTGATGCCTTGGCGCAGAAATGCTGAACATGAAAAGGAAACATTAGCTTCAATAAAGAAAAAGATTGACTATATGTTTTGCCATACCGAAACTCAAGGTGTACAGACTAGCCCTAGTACAAAACATCTTCACGAAGGCGGAAATGATTTAAGTACATTTAAAAGATTTAAGAGAGTTTATTCTGGTCATATTCATTATCGTCAAGAAAAAGAAAACTTTATTCTGGTTGGTAATCCATATCAAATGACAAGATCTGACCGTGGAAATATTAAAGGAATATATGTACTAGATCTTAAGACTGGTAATCATGATTTTATCCAGAATGAGAGATCGCCAATCTTTATTCGGTATTATATAAACGATATTCTAGAGAGGCGTATGGAGGATATACTTAATGAAATTAAAGATAATTTTGTTGATATTAATATTCCATCCAATGTTCTAGGTAAGTATAATATTAATAAGTTTATGGATTTTTTAGATGGCTATGCTAAAAATCTAGAACCTAAAATATATGATGAAGAAAATCCAATTGAATTAGATGACGATGTACAGTCTTCTGACTTTAATGGAGAATTTAATTTAATGACAATTGCTGCTGACTTTATAAATGGCTTAGGTTATGATGATGACCTTAAAGAAAGACTTATTAAATCAGTATCGGAATTGTATAAACAAACATTAGCACCTTCTTATGAGGATCAATAAAGTAGAGTTTAAGAATTTTGCAAGCTACGGAAATAGAAAGCAAGTAATTGAATTTGATAAAGAACAGAGCGATCTCTATCTCGTCTTAGGTGGAAATGGTGCTGGTAAAAGTACCTTAGCTAAAGTAATTACCTATCTATGTTACGGTAGAGTCGAAGGAGCAAATCTTAAAGACTTACCTAACCGAGTTAATGGTAATCTTTGGGGTAAGATTTGGATTGAAAGTAAAGGTAATCAAATTGAAATTGAACGAGGAGTATCACCGGGACTATTTAATGTTTCAATAAACGGAACTGAATACGATGTTGCTGGTAAATCTAATCTACAAGAATTCCTAGAGTCTGAGATATATGAAATTCCTTATCATGTATTTAAGAATGTTATTATTCTATCAGTGAATGATTTTAAGTCATTTATTACAATGTCTCCTTTTGATAAGAAACAGATCATCGACAGAATATTTGGTTTCTCTGTAATCAATCAGATGCGAGAATTGGTAAAGAGTAAAAGAAAGCTTATCATTGATGAAATTAGAACATTCGATGATGAAATTAGAACTCTTGAAGAATCTATCCAATCTGTCTTACTTAAGATTGAACAATACGAAGAAGCATCAAAAGAAAAAGATGCTAGTAAGGTAGCCGAGCTTAAACAAAAATTAGTTTCTCTCAATGAAATGAGAAAGAAATTAAAGGATGCTAATGATAAGACTAAGGAAAAGATTGATGAAAATGATAAAAAATATAAAATTAAGTCTTCAAAGGAAACCGAATTAAAGTCTGAAATTAATACCGTTAAGAAAGGGTTAGAACTTTATGAAAATAATACATGCCCAACATGTAACTCTCCACTTGATTCCGAATTTCATCAACATATTAAAAAGGAAAAAGAAGACCTATTAGAAACCTTAAATACTAAGTATCAGAAAATTCAAGATGAGGTTACCAAAATTGATGATGGATTAAATGCGCTAAGAGAGCAAGGAAAACAAATCCATGTAAAAGTCGGTCAATTGGAATCTCAAATGAATTCACTAAAGAATGAGTTAATTGAATTGGCTGAAAAGGATGATGAATCATCTGGTCATCTTAAAGAACTTATTAAAGAATTTAAAGAAAAGAAAGAGGAGAAAGGTCAAATAAAGCTTAAGAGTGAAGGTGAAGATTATTACTTAAGTATACTAGAAACCCTTATGGGGGATGACGGAATTAAGAATCTTGCCGTTAGATCTATTTTGCCATCATTTAATAATAACATTCTTGTTATGGCAAAAGAAATGGGAATACCATTTGGAATCCGCTTTGATGATAAGTTTAATTGTACTATTCATCATTTAGGACAGGAGATAAGCCCTAAGACTTTAAGCACTGGAGAAAAGAAAAAGGTTGACTTTGTAATTATCATGGCTTTAATTAAAATGATTAAAGTTAGATTCTCCAGTCTTAATATTCTATTCCTCGATGAAATCTTTTCCTCAATTGATGCCGATGGTGTTTATCATATTGTAAATATTTTACATGAGACTATCCAGGAAATAGGTTTAAATACATTTGTAATCAATCATACTGTTTTGCCAAGTGAATACTTTGATAAGAAATTGGAAATTACTAAAGATGCTGGCTTTTCTGAGTTTACAATTGAAAGCATTAAATAAATATTAGTAAATAACATTACTAAATGTCAGCATATAATCAGGAATTTAATAAAGATAACACAATCCTACGATATGTAACCGTAGCAACCCTTGCTGAGTTAAGGAATAAGGTTTACTATTATAATCAGATTGATGAGGATACCGTACAGAAGATAAATGTACCTTTTTATTATTCTGTCACTGGTGATGAAAGATTTTTAGCTGACAACTTTTTATATGATGCGGTTGCTGCTGGTAAAGCAATCGGAGATTATGATGTTGTGCCAAGAGGGGTACTCCAATTAAATTCATTATCAATTGACTCTGGTGCCCAGACTAATAAATTCATCAGAGGCGAATTCGTTAGGGAATGGAACGGAGTTCTAAAAAGATTTTCTTTAGAAACAAATTTCTTACCACTTACGATGACATTTGGGGTAACTATAGTATGCTCCAATAATCTTGAAATGTTAAAGGTCACTGAGTCTATTTTATCAAAGCTGTATAAGACAACTCTTTATAGCGTGGATTTAGGTATGACTAGAGTTCAGGCTGGTATGTCTGTACCTGAAGATTATAGCCAAGATCGACTTTTTGAGTTCGGACTTAATGATAAGAAAGAATTTAATGTAACGTTTGATCTTGAAGTTAAGTCATTTATGCCATGTTTTGAGAATGGTGTTTTACTTTCCGAGGTTGATCTAATAGCTAGAGATTCTATTCAAAATAATCCTGATGCCGAAGGCGTTGGATTATTTAGAACTACATCAAATGGAGATATTGGGATATCATTCGGTGGAGTATTTCAGAAATTTGAATATACGATTGATAATATTGCAAAGATTGCTCCAGAAAATATCTTATCAAATAAACAATATGTCAATCCGTCTGACATCAATCGCGGCGGCCCTTATATAGAAACCGAAACTACTTCTGCAAACTTTGACTTTGATGCTAAGAAATATGACGATACTGAGCCACCAGAGAGTAAAGAATATAGAAATGCAGAAGACGACGAAGGATAATAACTTTAGGATCTTAGAATATATAAAACAAATAAAATCATCAAATATGAGTAAAGCAGTTAATGAAGGACAAACTCAAGTTTATTCGGATGGGAGTATTGAGCCTCAATATGGTGTAAATACTGATGCTCCATATCTAAATAATCCACCAAAGCAACTTATTGATCTTATCACAGCCTTTTATAAGAGTGGTAAATCAGATAGTCAAGTTTTGGCTATTCTTGTAGGAATGGGAACACCTCAACAATTAGCATTATCAGGTATTAATGCATATAAAGCCGCTACTCAGATGTATACTACTGAAAACAATCAAAAAAATCATAATAATATGAAATTTACACTTGTAGGCTTGTATGAAAACGTTATGAAAGCCATTAATGCGTTAAATACAATGGGAGAAGATCAATCACGTGTTTCTTATTCCGCAAAAAATGCACTTAACATTCTAGAAAATTCTTTAGGTAACTTCCCAATGAGATTCTCCAGCGGAGATATTTCAATCATCAGTGAAGATATTGAGAATAATGTTAACCCTGCTCTCAAATATAAAATTGCAAAAAATCTCCACAGAGATCTAGCAGTATCAGAGTGGTTAACTCCAGTTAGAGAATTAAGAAGCTACATTATGGCTGCTTATGATTCTTCTAAATGGTCATTTAGAATTGCTGAAGCAATTGACAGATCTAATTCACAAAAAGGTAAACTATACGAAAATTTAACTAACCAATTTGAAGCTTTATTAAAAGAATCTTCTGAAGATATCAAATCTAAATTTTCTATTATTGCTGCTAAGAATCCTTGGTCTGCTGAATGTAAGAACATTTTGAATGAAATGGCTTCTTCTGAGCAGAAGGCATATTCTAATCATGGCGGAAAGGTAAATAGAATTCTTTCTCCAGTATTAGAATCCGAAGAAGGATTAACTTTCCACTTACATGGAAAGAATTATATCTTTAATGAAGGTAAAATTTCTGAAGCTGAAGTAACCGATTCTCGTTTCTTCGATGTCCTAGAAGGATTAAAGATGTTTAAACTTGACGGTAATTCTTTAGTTACTTTTTCTGAAAACGGAAAAACTTTAGAATACAATATGTCTGAAGGTACTTTAGTATTAGGCGGAGTAGATCTTACTAATGCAAGTATCGTAGAATTAAAGGAATCACTTATTGCAACAAGATTCTTTGGTTATAGAGATCAATGGAAATCTGATACTGTATGTAAATTCTTTGAAAACGTAGATCTTTTACATGAAATGGATAATTTCACTGGAATTACTTCTACTGAATTCTTAAATCTTTTCTTAACAGTAATTGCTGTTGAAGAAGGTGTATGGGTTAACAAAGTTAATTTTGGAATGCAGGTAAATGAAATGAAATTCTACTCATCTGCAACTGAAGCAGTTAAGATGATTAAAGAATTTATTAATTATGATGCATCTTCTATTCTTTCTGAAAGATTAGTTGCTGAAGGTAATCAAAAAGCCGTTGCTGATAAAAAGAGAAATGAAATTAACGATAAGATTTCTTTCCTAGAGGAGAAAAAGAATAAAGTATCTGAAGCAATTAAATCTTTAGGTAACTCTGAAGAATTGCAGGAAGCATTAAAATTAATCAACACAGAAATCGTTAAGTTTGAAAAAGAACTTCAAGAAACTTATTCTGTGGTTGAAAAAAAAAGTAAAGACCAATATCTAAACGATGGTTATGTTGAAGCAAAAGTTCAGGATAATGTCGGTGGATTAAAGAAAGGTCAAACTGTTTTCGTTAATGCAGAAGAATATACTTCTTTAGGTGATACTGATTTACTTAATATCATCGTTCCTGAAACCGATAAATCAAAAATCGTAAAGAAGGCAAGTCTTAAGGTTGAAATCTAATCTATAAATTCTCTATAAAAAGCTGACAGGTAAACTGTCGGCTTTTTTTGCATATAATAAAAAAATAAATCAAGGATATGCCTAGAAAAAGGAATTACTTAAATAATAGAGATCTTTTAGATGAGATACGTAAATCTAAAGAACTTGATGAATTAACACCAAAAGCATTAGAGTTCTTAATGTTATTAGCTGATAAATGTTCTACTAAACTTACTTACCGCGATCCAGCTGACAGAGAAGACTGTATTGCATTTGCCTATATGGATCTTTACCGCTATTGGAGAAACTTTGATCCAGATAAAAGTGAAAATGCATTTGCATATTTTACAGAAATTGCAAAGCGTGGATTTGCAAAAGGTTGGAATAAATTACATCCTAAGAAATACGCAGGAACTGTCTCGATAGATGGTAGTTCAGACGGCGAAGGAATTTATACCATTTAGAATTATACCAATGAGTATAAAGAATGTTAAACCTACGGCAAAGTCAGGATTCAGACAAGGATATTATAAACCTCATAATCCTGAAAAGTATATAGGACCAGCTCCTATCATATATAGAAGCTCGTGGGAAAGAAAATTCTGTCATTGGTGCGATCATAATGAAAATGTAATTAGTTGGGTATCTGAACCTTTTTCAATAAAATACTTTAATATTCTTGATAATAAGTTTCATAATTACTATCCGGACTTTTATGTAAAAATGAATAAAGATGGTCTTATTCAAGAGTATGTAGTGGAAATAAAACCAAAAGAGCAATTAAAGAAACCTTCACCACCAAAAAGAAATACAAAAAAGGCAATTGAGAATTTTAAGTATGCCTATGAAATGTATGTAAGAAACCTTTGTAAAACAGATGCCTTAAATAAGGCAGCAGTTCAAAGAAATTTTAAGGTGATGTTACTAACCGAAGACTCAAATCTTTTTTAATATGATAATAGGTAACTTTACAGATGATTTAGATTTATACATCGCCGAGAATAAAGGCCAATCAAAGGCTTCTAAGGCATCCTCTAAGGATTTATTATCAATGGGTGTTAAGGGAACTGGAGTTTTAGATCAAGGAAGAATGTATGTATTTAGATATTTTACCGAAGATGAAACATTTTATGATACATTTCCTATTGTTATAGGATTAGGTGCCGTTCCTGGTTCTAGAACAAATCAACTAGGAATTAATTTACATTACATTCCGTATGATGCAAGAATACCTTTCATGGAAGATATCATAAAATCTTTTAGTGGTTTCTTTGATAGACAATTTAATAATGCCGGAGAAGTGGCAAAACAAACATATAATAAAGACTTTACCTATGAAGCTGTTAAAAAGTCATTAGGTAAAAAATATAACTTAACATATGCAATTAGGCAATATAGATTAGATCGTATGAAAGATCCAAAGATAATTGGTTATGAAGATTGGTACCTTGGTGCTATTAATGATGATAACTTTTTCTTTGGTGGTTCAATATTACAAGCGCAAGATTTATATTACCAGAATATATAAAACAATAAATGATAAAAAATGGCAGGATTTACAAATAGAAGAGGTCCTCTTACAGACTCCAATCCAGTAAGAAAGATTCTAAAAGATCTTTCTAACCTAGGGATGGCATATGATGATATGATCATTCGTAACTCCAGAGCAATCGGTTTTACCGAAAATGCAATGGGTTATACAATGAATCCAATGGGATCCGATGCAGATGATATGTATGCTGCATTTGCTGCCTTATCATTAACTGATACCAGTCTTAAAAAGAATATCTCATTTTTTGATAGAGATTACGAAAAGAAGAGAGATCAACTTAGAACCTTTGCAGTACAAGATGAAATTGAAGATATCCTTGATGTAGTTACCGATGAGGCTATTGTATTTGATAAAAGTAATTATTTTGCATATGCAGAATTCAATGGAGAAATAAGTAATTCTATCGAAGAAGAGATTGGTGATATCTATAATAACATTTACAATTACTTTGGCTTTAATGATGCTATTCAACCTTGGAACTATTTTAGAAAATGGTTGGTTGATGGATATCTTGCGTTTGAAATCGTTTATAATGATAAGCAAACTGAAATCATTGGCTTTAAAGAACTTGATCCTATATCTTTAATGCCAGGTTTAGATACTGAAACTGGAAAGAAAATGTGGGTTCAGTATAAAGGTGGTGGGGCTAAAGAAAGAAAACTATGGGATTCTCAAATCATTTACCTTTCATATTCTCAGGTAAATTCACCACAAAGGATCTCTTATGTTGAAAGACTTATCCGTTCTTTTAACCTATTAAGAATTATGGAAACTACCAGAATTATCTGGGCTGTTTCTAATGCTTCATTTAAGACCCAGTTTATCATCCCAGTTGGTGGTAAATCTAAAACAAGGGCAAAACAATCTCTTGCTCAATTAATGAACTCCTACCGTGAAGTAGTAGACTTTAATTATGAGAGTGGCGAAATTCAAACAAACGGAAAACCAATGATGCCTTTCAATAAGGAATATTGGTTACCTTCAAAGGATGGTGAACAACCTGAAATTAGCACAATCGGTGGAGATGGTCCTGATTTAGGAGATACAGAATCTTTGAAATACTTCTCTGATAAACTTAAACTTGCTTCAAAAATTCCATTCTCTCGTTTTGATAAAGAAGGCGGCAGTAGTTACGATATGGAGGCAAGTGGAATGCTAAGAGATGAAATTAAGTTTTCTAAATTTATTGATCGTTTAAGATCAATCTTCCAGGAAATCTTAATTAAACCCGTTTATCTTCAAATGTGCCTTAACCACCCAGAACTTAAAAATGATATTGCATTTAAGGCTGGATTGGCATTAAGGTATATGAAGGATAACGTGTTTGAAGAAATGAAAGAAATGGAACTTCAAACTAAGCGAGTTGACTTTATTGGTAATATGAAAACTCAATTAAGTGTAATGGATGAAAATATGACAGAAATTCCATATTTTGATCTAGGATGGTTAATTAAGAGGTATGGAGGATTTACACAAGATGACCTTAAGGCTAATCAACGTGCTAAGGATAGATCCGAATTAAAGACCCAAGGCTATACTGAAGAAGATATTGAAAAGATTCTTTTAGGTGCCGATAAAAAACTTTTTAAGCCTGAAAAGCCTGCAGGCGGTATTGAAGAAGATCCATTGGCGGGTTTAGGATAAAAACTTTATAAGTTGATAATATATAAATCAAATAACAAGTAGAAGATGTCAGGAAAAAAACTATTAATTCTTGAGAGATCACAGTCCAATTTATCATTTAAGACAGATGATGATGGCGCCGTCGTATTAGAAGGCGTTTTTACTGAGTTCGGTGTTCGTAACAAGAATAACCGAATTTATGAGGAAAAGGAAGTTTTACCTCATATTAATGAACTCCAGGAAAAAGTAAAGACAAACAAACTTTTAGGTGAATTAGACCACCCAAAAGATTTTGATATTAGTCTCTCTAACGTATCCCATGTAATAGAATCATTAAAGTATGATTCCGAAAACAAACAAGTTATCGGAAGAGTTCGTTTATTAAATACTACAAAGGGTAAAGAAGCACAGGCTTTAATTAAGGATGGAATTCCTCTTCATATTTCAAGCCGCGCTGCTGGTACGGTTGACGAAAATGGAAAGGTAAAGATTAAGAAGTTTTTTACTTATGACTTAGTTGCAGATCCTGGATTTGAAAACGCAGAGTTATCGAGAGTTAATGAGTCTTATGGATTCGATGCTGACCCTACTTTATTCATTTATGAAATGGAAGAAACCAAAAATACAGAAGATAAAAAAGAACCAACAATGGAAAATCAAAATTTTGTAACCGTTGAGGATTTTCAAAAATACACCGAGTACGTTCAAGGCGTATTAAATAATGTTAAGGAATCCGCAAATTCAGATAATACTGAAATCGTTGAAAAACTTATTAAGTACAGCGAGCATATCGCCGAAAAGGTAAATCAATTAAACGATTATGCTGAGTATCTTTCTGAAAACCTCGATAAGAGTATTTCTTATTCTGATTATTTAGCAGAAAATGTAAATAAGATTAAGAACTATACAACGTATCTTGCTGAAGAATTAGATAACTCTATTCAGTATGCTGAACATGTTGCTGAAAAAGCAGATAAAGGAATTCAATATGCAAACTATTTAGGAGAGAGCCTTGAAAAAGGAATTGAATATTCTGAATACGTTGCTGAAAAGGTTGATCAAAACATTGCATACTCTGAGCACCTTGCTGAAGGTTTAAGAAAGAGTATTAAATATGCAGAATACATCGCAGAAAATGTAAACACTGTTGAAGGTTCTGCTATTAATGAATCCGAAGTATCTGAAGAAGCCGCTTGTGAAAAATGCGGTGAGATTCATGAAGGTTCTTGTGGATCTAAGAATGAAGAAAAAGAATCCGATAAAAAAGAATATAAAGATTCAATAGAAGAAGCCTTAAACAAATTAATTGCAAAGGCTGAATCTAAGACTAAGGTTGTTACAGAAATGCATTTTATGAACTTCCTTTCCGAATCTAAGAAAAATGAATTTAATTCATTATCTGAAGAAAAACAACAAATGATTGTTGAATCAATGAATGCCAAACCAATTATGTCAACTGTTCAGGTAGAAAACATTTGGGAATCTTGCTTTATTGAAAAGAAGAGAGAATTAAATTTCATTAATGATATGCCTGAAAAGTTTGCCGCTAAATGGGAAGCTCTGTCAGAATCTCGTAAGAATCAAATTATTGCAGAATCTAAGTTTTATACCTTAACTACTCCTTATGCCATTAATAATTTCTGGGGTACCAGAGATTTAAGACCATCTCAAATGGAATTAGAACAAATTAATGAAAGTAAAACAGCAGCTGAAGCCGCTGCACCTAAGGAGCCTTTAGTAAATGAATCTTTTGCTAATGACCTAGTTAATAGAGTAAAATTCAACTTAGGACGATAATATATAAAAAATATAATCTAATAGCTAAGAAGCAAAGAGCTACAGATTGATTAATAAAAACAAACAAAAAAAACAAAAAACAAAATGTACGCAAATCATTTAATTAATGAGGCTGAAGTACAAAAGACGTGGGCACCTATCATTGAGGAAGCTACTGGTATCACTGAGAAGTCTAAGTTATCTTGGATGTCTAAGTATTGCCATTACCATAACCTTAATGAAAGTGTTTACAATACTGTACACCTCAATCCAAACATGAATGTTCAATCTATGGGCGCTCCTACTTTCCCTGGAGATCCTACTACATTGAACGCTTTCTATTCTCAGACCCCAGGTTCTGGTGATAGACCATTCTCTTTGTTACCACTTGCTATGCAGGTAGCTGCTCAGACTGTAGGTCTTGATCTTGTACCTGTAGTTCCTATGCAAGGTCCTATGGGAGTTCTTACTTACCTAGACTTCGTATATGGTGGTGGTCGCACTTCACAAGCTGGTGGTATTAACGGTAACTCTGCTCCTTTAATGATCAAAGTTCCTTTAACTATCGCTACTGGTGGTGACTTAGCAGTTAACGACCTTCTTTATGTTGGTACTGGTTCATTCGGTGCTTACGAATTAACTTATATCGGTAAGTCTCGTATCGACGGTTATCCTATTTTCCGCGTAAGAGGTAAAGGAACTGATGTTGCTCAAGGTACTGATCCTTTTGCACAAGGTGAAGAAGGTTATCAGCCAATCTATACTGCAATCACTGCAGCTACTGATGGTTATTCTGATGATCCTCTAACTGTAGTTCGCGTTAACTTCGACGGAGCTCCTGAATTAGTTAAGGCTTTAGAAGACCATATCGTTGGTTTCTCTGGTAATGCTTTCGCTGAAAATAACCCTGCAACTGGTGTTCCTACCTTTGCTGAGTCTATCAACAGCACTGATCCTTATCAAAGAGGAGATGGAGAATCTACTCCTGATAACATCATGGGTCTATCATTGTTCAACAAATCAGTTGCCGCTAAAACTTACCAAGTTGCTGCCGCTGTAACTCGCGAACAAGTACAAGATCTTAAGCAATTCGGTATCGATGCAGTTGCTCAAGTAGAAGCTGTATTGGTTAATGAATTGACCCAATCTATTAACAAGTATATCTTGGATAGAATCTTCAAGAATGGCGTAACTAACGCTTACCAAGTATCTCAAGTAGACGCTACTGTTCTTTCAGCTGCATTTACTACTGGTGTTACCGGCCCTGTTACTATTCCTCTTGGAACTGACAATACTGGCGTTAACCGCTCTGTAACTGTTACTTCTGTATCAGTTGGTGGTGGTGGCGAAACTCAAGGTACATTGCAACGTAGAATCCTTACTAAGGTTCTTGCTGCTTCTAACTTGATCGCTACTCGTGGTCGTAGAGGACCTGCTACTTTCGCTGTAACTGGCGGTAAGATGGCATCTGCTCTTCAAGACATCGCAGGATTCGTTGCTTATCCTCTTTCTAACACAGTTAACCAAGCTGGTGGTTCTCTTTACCCAATTGGAGCTATCGCAGGTGTAACTGTTTATGTAGATCCAAACAGAGACTTTAACGATGTTAAGATCGCTGTAGGTCGTAAAGGTGATGGTAACTCTCCTGGTTTGGTATTCATGCCTTACTTAATGGCTGAATCTGTTGAGACAATCGCAGAAGGAACTATGGCTCCTAAGATCGCGGTTAAATCTAGATTCGACTTAGTAGACGCTGGATTC